TTCCACCCAGAAGTTAAGAACGGTGCTACAACAGGCATTTTGAAAGAGTACACCCCACTCTTCGGTATAGTAACAAAACCTTCTGGCATGTTAGGAATTTCACCATTAAAGAAATCATTTGCTCCGGCAATGGTAGACCTACTAGTATCTCCCCCATCAACTACTCTAGATTCTCTAAATTCAATTTTAAAAGTGGAACCGGGTGTACCATAGATATTTACCACGGGTGGGTTTGAATTAGTTATACCACCGCTTGGTATCACGTTAGAGCTACCGCTAGGTAAACTCCCTAAATCACTGGTTACATCCGTAATACAATAAGCGCGTACAGGAGCGTTTGCCTCTTTCACCTTCGAAGCTATATAAGTGATAGTACTTACGTCTTCTACCTCAGTAGGTGTATAAAATACTTCGAAGTATTTCTCTTGTGCTTCCTCTCCAGTCTCAGTACTTATAGGTACATCCTCGTCTCCAGTGTTTGGGTACTCCGTATATTCGAGACGCACACCATCGCCCAAGTGCTGACACCATAGTGGGGTGGCAAGATTAGTGTACCAGAATTTCGGGTACAAATAATGCACAGTGCTAGCATCTAAGGATTGCACTGCTGTTAATATGACTGTAGCTATTTTAATTTCCACGTCAGCGAGTCCGGAGAAGGTTAATGGATGTACAACAAAGTTTCTATTCCACCCACCATTGGGAAGTTGCCACGAGCTGCCCTCTACGACTCCAGGTTCAGTGATTACTTGAACTGTACCGGTATTATAACTGCCCAAAACAGTGGAAACCCCCTCCGCTATATTTATAGTTCTTTCGATTGGTGGCGATGGGTGTGCCTCACCATCTATATCTATTTCTACGATAGTATCTTCTGTTATAGAGTAATCGGGATAGAAGTTTACAGTTACCTTAACTTCGTTATCATCAGCATAAGGAGTGGTAGTATCAGTTAGCTCTAGCTTACCGGTATAACCAAAATCTATAATGCCTTGCACCGCACTACCATATGTATCAAATGTGTTATCCGCGAAGTTTTCAGCTGCTAAGTAATAACCGTCATCAGGTTTTATAAATAATTCATAAGAACTTATACCATCCGTTCCATATGTTTGGTCCGCCGTAACATCCTCTACTATTTTACAATTAATTAATGCCATGTTAATCGTTATTTTCTCTTATTGTTAAACTAACCGTGGTGAGGAGTGGGTCAGTGGCTGAATCAACAATCCCTATCCCTTGAACGGAGAACTCGTTAGTATCTATATTGCTTGTAGTAGTCTCCACACCGGATATATAGTTAAACCACTTACCCTCTTTCTGTCTAAAATCAGGGACTTGAGCTTCTTGAAGATCAGTATTGAACGATTCTACGTACCAGCCTGTCTGCTTAGATAAATTGTAGTACTCACCATCGCTGTATGTAACCTCATCCACTACTTCTTCAGTAAACTTGTTAACCTTTGCTTGTGATCCCTCGTAGTTCATAGCTAAAAAGCTTTTCACAGAACCGGGGTTATCATTAAATACTACATCAATAGTTGAAGGTTCTAAAGCTTCTCCATAGAAAGTGTTAGCATTAACTGTGTCATCATGGTGAGACCACAGCCCAGCAACTTTACCTGTTAAGTACTCGTTATTAATAGATAAACCTGTCTCAGGTACAAATGATTTAAAGCTAGACCAACCTTTAGATTTCTCATTGAAGGATACTGTTATATCAGCGGAGTTTACATTAACTTTACCACCTCTACCTAAGTGACGTAGCGATAAGTTGTACTCACCTTTAATGTCATCGAAAGTACCAATTAGCTCTTGCTTTTGAGTGACAACCGTTGGGCTTAAACTCTCTCTAAACCAAGATGTCATACCTACGTCCGATATAGGTGTTAACCCATCCATAGATAATCTCAACACTTTATTCCTCTGCTTATCAGTAAAGTACATTCTGTAACCGTCAACAGCTAACGACTCAGGGTTTGAAGATATGCCATATTCCCCAGCGAAAGCAGTGGCATTACCTAGTACTTTGTCTGAGGCTACTAGGTTTATACTACCATCAGCGTTATATAAAGCATCTTTATTAGCTAATACCTTGAACACTTTGTCTTCACAGAAGGCTACTACATTAGTATCTCTAGTTTTTAACGCTTGTATAGAACCATAAGATGGGTTAAGATCTTTAGTTATTTTCTCTGCCATATTAAATTCGTTGAGGTTGTTTACACCACTAGTTGAATTATATATGCCTGAGTATATCATACCGCTACCTCTCCTCTCCTCTCTGTACGTATCTAGTAGAGTTGAAACCTTAACACCGTTATCTATTTGCGGTGCATTAAAATCATCTCTAATCCTATCAGACTCTAATCCATTACCAAAAGAGTAGCAGTTAAACCAAGGTAGAGTTGTTTTGTTTCCATGCACTTCACTATCTAATTTATAGTAGCCGGTTACTTTTTGGAATGTCATAGTATAGTGACCTCCATCTAATCTACCATTGGATATATACGTCAACGAATTACCATCAATATCAGTAATGAAAGTCCCAGCAGGTAGGGAGTAAGGCGCGTTGGTATAAGTATCGACTGCCGACACGACTTGCCATGTAGACCCAAAAGCCTCAGTATTAAAGTCGGAGTTTGGTGTTTCCGCTAAAACAAACTCTAATGGGTCAAGGTCTCTAACCCCCGAGCGTATAGGACTCCATTCTGGAGTGTACTCATATCGTGTTATAGCTCTTACTCTTTTTGCATTTGCAAAAGAAGCTAAGTTACTACCGCCATCCCATACATCACCAACACCATCAGGAGCGCTAGTCCAGTAATAAGCAGAATTTCCGGCTGTCGAAGAGGACCAGTAGTCGTTTTCGTTACCTGCTCCTCCAGCGAAGCTTGTGAAGTCCGCGTTCGCTTGAAGCGCGCTATAGTTGTCCCATATTATACCTAAATCCTCTATGCTAGGTATCTCCTTTGTAGGAGGTGATTCAATACCTTGGTACTCACTCTCAAAGTCATAAAAGTAGCCTTCCCAATCATCCCAATAAGCCGCTTCCAGTGTGCCTTCTCCATCGTCAAGAACTTCATCGGTCTTATGTACTATAAAACCCGTGATGACACCTGTTTCTTGGTCTTCGTTTCTAGTGACTACAATTCCATCGAAACCAGTATTGCTACCAGTTGAGTTCCACGTGGATCCTACCTCTGGAGGTATATCACCATCCGGGTCGGTTGGTGCGTCGTCACCGATGTACATACACGTACCATCATCCACATCTGCGTCGGGATTGTAATTGGATGCCAATGGATTCGTACAACCAGGTGTACTATCTGGGTACGTACACGAACCATCATCTATGTCTGCTTCGGGATTGTAATTAAGCGCTAAAGGATCTGTACAACCATATATTGGGTTAGTACTCAAGACACAGTTAAGAGTGAAAGTTTGAGATGACTTATAAGTGGCCACCGCCGGATCACTATAATATGTAGAGTAGTCGTTAGAGTATGAAGGTATTGGATACATATGATCTACTACCTTAGCTTCTGTTATTGTACCATCTGCGTGTGTGAATTTTAATGTATCATTCTCGGCTATCTTAAAGGGAAACACATCGCCGCTAACAAAATCTCTAACACCAATAACATCTCTAACGGCTGTGTTAACCACGGGGTCATTAGCCACAAACACAGGGTTTGATACCGCTCCTGGTCTGTGAACCTTTATTGGAGACTCTGCAGGGCAGAACGACTCTATATTTTCTTGTGATAATTTTATAGGTAAAGCGTCAGTTGCTTCGTAATATAAATCTAGGTCTACATTTTCTTTAGGTTCAGTCTCCCAGACAGCGTTACCAGTTTTAAAGTCTAGAGTTGAGCCTTCACTAAAAGCGGGTTCAACAATAGAAATTGTAGAACTCTCTGTACCATCGTGTAATATAACACTTCTAGGATCCCAAATGTTAGTATCTAATGGTTGTCCATCCGATGTTTTTACAGCGTGTACAGTAAACGTAGCTCTGTAACAAACGTCCGACTGGTTGAAACCCATACCGCTACATTTCTTACAAGCACCAACTGATGTCCTTTGATTGAAGTTTGAACTCCATACAATGTCGGTACTAGAGACAATTCTATAAACCTCATCGAGTGGATCAGCCGTGAATTTAAAAAGATTACCGTTAGTTTGCATAGCCTCTTGAAAAGGTTGAGCACCGTTAGGTACAACAGGATCATCCACACCAGGCAGAATTACCCCTACGATACTAAAATCTATAAGGGTTTCATCGTTACTAATTCTAATACCCTTCTTAGCTGTAGCGTCAAGGTCGTCAGCATCAGGGTTATTACCACCTGCGAACGATCTCGCTACACGAGATTCATCTATAAACCAACCATTATGAGCTTCGTCGGGATGCCACTTATTACTCTCCCAAAAATTTATCATAATTTCCTCAACGCCACAACCATTAGCGAAGTCATCAAAATCATCCAAACTATCTATACCTTCAACGTTGGTAATGCTACCCCAATTCGCCTCTGTTCTATCGTTTTCACCGAGTGTAGTATCCGGATCCTCAATCCCGGCATAGTTCCCCTGATAGGTGGCTGTTGAAGCTGGGTTTTCAAAACTTGCAGTAGATATACTACTAAAGTCAAAAGTGTCTATCGTATTATATTTAGTAGTAGTATCAGTTGTTTGCAGTATATTAGCCGATAACACCCCATCTCTGACTACTTTAACAAAAAATCTACCGTCAAACTCAGGTCTATTTTCAACAACGTCATCTTTAACTTCGACAGACCAAGTTATAGCATCAGCAGCTGTGAGACCAAAGTTATTATATAGTTTAGCTGACTTACCGAAAGGTTCTGTAGTTACTATAGAGGGTGTAACTCCATCTTTCATTTGAGCTATCTGTACCCATCTAGAAACCGCTAATTCACTACTAGTAGGATGCTCCGCTTTAATTCTAACAAAACCAGTACCTTCAAAATTAGTATTATCGAGATAACTGGTGTAATCCCCTGCGTCAAGATTAACAATCATAGATTCATGGATGTCACTAATAGTAGCAGCGCTCATGTCTAGTAGCGCTTCACCAATAACCTTTTCAGTTATCTTAACGTAATCAGGAGCTTCATTCTCTATAGCTAATATCTTATATCTAGCCTCCTCTAAGATTGGTGTTTCAGATCCGTGACGGTTCTTAAGTGTTAAGTAGGTCTCAGCATCCACCTTATTTCTATCAGCAGAGCCAAAAGCTAACCATACATTACCATCCTCAGCATTGTACCATCTATGTAGTACAAGGTTGTAGTACTCGTTAGTAGTCTCTTTAACGTAGTATTTATAATATTCCATCCAGTCTTCTGGACTACCCTTCCAAGAAAGTTCAGCCTGAAGTTGATTAATACTAATAGAGTTTTTCTTTTCTACAGAAACGCTAGAAGGTATAGTGGAGCTAGAGCTAGTCTCACCACCGATCCCCATAACTGGGGTCTCTCTACCGTACTTATCCCCAAAAACTACGCCTATCTTATACTTCCTGATAGACTTCAACGATTTCACCGGCATTAACCAGTTGTCACTACCCGAACCTGGGTGGTCTATGCTTACAACCCCAGGGTTTACTACGGGTGGAGACATAATATTAAAGTTCTGTAAGTAATTTCCGTACAACACTCTATTACCAACAGCCTCTTGAGCTTTAGCTTGTCTTGGAACATTGTCCCATGCTCTAAGCATTTGTGATGATGGTAAAGTTCCATGCATTATCTCAGAAGAAACATTGACTACACCAGATTTTCCACCAACATCCGAATTATCACGCCATTCAGGGTCGTTTCTCTTGATAGACTTAACCACTCTAATATTGGGTGAGGTTGTATCTTTGTATAATATATCTACTCCTACTACGTCATCAGGTCTCTGGTAGTCGTCAGTTACAAAGTCTGTAACTCTTAAGTATCTAAGAGTGTTAACCATACCTAGGTTATAACCTTTTTTAGGTATATAATCTAATTTACCAGGTAAAAAAGTTAGTTCAGACCAAGGGGCGAATGAAGAATATTCACCGTCTTGATACTTATACCTATAAGAAAACCTACCTAAAGTAAGTTCGAACAAAGGTTTAGTCTGCTCTAAAAATGTTGTCCATATGTTATCACTACTAGTTATACCCGAGTTAATACTACTTATCCTTAGTGTGTGCTTGAGGTCGCTCCCGTCATACTGTGTACTTAGTACTGTAGCTGATATAGCTAATACCTCTCCAGGGTTTTCGTCATTTTCTAACATGACAGTCTTACCAATAGAATACTCAGCCCCTACTATTTTTATATCAATCTCTGTACCTACTTCAAGTGGCTCCCCGTCGTTGTCTGTAAAGTCTTGATCCTCGATGTTACCAGTAATATCTGTTTCAATACCATCTTCAAAAGACGACATCTCTAATCTAAGAGAAGTGCGGGGTGCTCTTCTAATAACGGATATGTGTTCTTCTTTTAAACCTGGGTCCAATGACTCTAGAAGAGCGTACTCTAAAGTATCTAACGTTCCTGGTTGAACTACCTTTAATCTTGAGTGTAATTCAAAGCTTTCACCTACAGTGTTGACCTTACCTACACATCTATCAATATTTATTTTCTTTGGTTCAGATTTGTTATCAGTCCAAAATAATAAGTTGTCAATAACGTTTATACCTGTTATCAACACATTATAAGGATCAGTGTTTGTGAAGTTTAAAACATTACTAGCTTCAAATGTCCAGGTACTAACATCTGCTAATAAACCTACGGCCATAGTAGTAAAGTAGACGCGATAATGCCCTTCTATCCATTTGACCTCTCTAACAATAAAACTACTAGTATCTTCTAATTCACTCTCGAATTCCGCTGGCTCACCTGTTGAGGTGTATACCCTACCCACCATACCAGGTCTCACTAGCTTACCTAGATCGTCACTGACGTCTATATGCTCGTACTGAACATTTTCGTCACCCTGCTCTGCCCCACTGAACAGCGCATCACGGTTAGGGCATTCCACTCTGAATATATCTGTAACAACAGGTTTCAACGTCTTAGCAGCGCTGTCGTACATGACGATCATATCCTTATAGACTTTCATTGCTTCAACTTCCTTAGGATCAAACTCAGCTGTGGGTTGAGGTGATGCTACAAAGAAGTAGGCTTTATCAGCCCTGTCGTCAGCTATAGAACCTACGAATCTACTGGGTATGCCACCCCAGTTAGTGGTTGGATTGATTGGATAGTTTGACGTGTCCCAGCTGAGTCTCTCTTTGTTACCATACAAAGTTTGTACAGTACCAGCGTCACTACCATCTGAAGTTCTAACCTCTATATTTAAAGCGTCTCTATACTCACCTTGAGGAACTAACCTCTCATCGAGGTCTTTGTTCATCTTCCCAGCTTGAAACGTATGTTTTATTTCTGACATAAACTACTACTTAATAGGTTTACTAATTCCTCTCAATACTTGAGTAAACTCTTCCATCTTAATATTCGAAAGTCTAATCTTAGCTTTCCTAGTTTCTGCAAACTTTTCTTTCTTAAATCTCTGCGTTATATATTCTGGTATACCTGCTCTCCCAGATATTAACCCATACATAATATGTTTGTATATAGCTTCTTCGGCAAACTTATGAACCAACATTTCAGCATCAGTACCTAAACCATCACTGATATACTTCAATATAATGGTTTCCCCAGCTAAGTCAGAGCCGAAGTGGATGAACCCAGTTGAGTTGTCTATATAGAATGTACCATTAGTTTGAGCGTGTTGTGGATCTAATCCATATCTTCTACCTCTATTGTCAAATCTTAAATAATCTGTATCATCTGAATCTTGATTTGTATTAGAAGTTGGTATTGTACTGAAGCTATCACGAGTTTTAGACGTGTATGGGTTGGTGGCAGTAGATGAAGTATCATCTTGCCCAACCGCTGACACAAGAGTAGTTCCGTCATCGAAGTCATAACTACCATCAGTGTTTTGTTTTATGGGGAAAGGGTTAGAGGTTTTACCTGTAGGGTATAAAGGCTTTTCAATACCGTTAGAATCTACTCTAACTATTTTAGTATAGTTAACATAATCTTGAGGTAGGTACATAACCAAAGTACTAGGTACTTCTATTTCGTAAGCCTTATGAGAACGTAGAACATCGTACGATAATTCTTGAATAGCTCTCATCCCATGAAACTGTACGTCAGTTCTACTAACTTTAGATAATATTTTATTCTCACCTACATATACAACCATAAAAGAACTTATAATATCATCTAATGATATAAACTGGTAATTGCCTTTGTCTGTACCAGTGTGATAAGCTGATTGTGTTGTTCCGTCTAATAACCCCATAATTATTTATTTTCGATAGCCTCTTTCATGGCTTCATTTCTAAGTATAACTTCTGACAAGCCAGGTTTGTTAACAATGATCCCAGCTAGTTCAAGTATTTTATTTACTAATGTGCTTTCTTCAGAGGCGTGTAATTCAAAATCTTGTTTATCACTAGCGGTTGAATTGTATAATGCTTTATTATTTATTATAACATACGTCCATTTTGGGTCTGTAGGTTTAGCTACATAGTTACATGTAACATTTGACACCGAATAAGCTTCAGAGGGAGACGTTGGAAATAATTTAACTATAGAGTCAGTCTTTCTAATGTACACAGGTCGTCTGTCTGTGGGACCAGTCTTACCACCTCTATCCATATATATTAAATCTTTTTTATCTACAGGATCAACTACCACGTTAAAAGACCCTGCGTTGTAAAACACCGTACCTAACTTATGCACAGCTGTGCTGGTAGGCAATGTCAACTCATTGGTATCATCAATCGATGACATAGCAACTTCGAACTTTTCAAATGGAGCAATCTTCTCTCTTAATATTTCAGATTTATCGCTATACTCAGTATCGTTACTACGTTGAACTTCAGCTATACCTATCTCATGGAAATATGTTTCAAATACATCTAACTGAGCTTTACGAGCTAATAGATTAAACTCTTGAGGAGTTATATAACCCCTCTGCTCTTTATTAGCTATAGCTAAAACCTGTTGGTAAACGTTATCTATGCTTACTGCCATCTTCTTTTAATTTATAAGGGAATTGCTTGTTTAACCAATTCTTCCTTTTATTACACCCACAGTCCTTTTCCTTAGTGACTACATCAACTAATGTTTTTACACCTGTAAACCTTGTGAATTTTTCTATTGAATCTCCTAGTCCTCTTGATTTCATTGCATTCTATTTTACAATATTATAGTTACATATTAAAGCGAGGAGTTAGTATAGGTAAAAAAAATAGCCACCCGTAAGGATGGCTATTAATATTATCTTAAATTAGTATTAAGCGGCTACACCAACTGAAACCATTGTACTATGAGCGTAAACTGAGTTTACATCGTCAGCTATAACAATAATACCGTCGCCGTGTGGATGCTTATTGATTAATTGACCTACCGCTTTTAGTGCGGGCAACTCATCAACACCAGCATCTAAAGTTACACTAATAATGTCACGTGCGGAAGCAACATCAAATGTAAATTTAAGTATTGAATCTTCTGCTTCAACTGATCTTAGTTTAGTTAAAGGGTAAACCATGCAGTCGTTAGCTGCGTTTTGAAAAAATAAAAACTTATTCATCTTGTTAAATTCTAAAAGTTAGTAATTAATTTATGGATAAGCCAGTGATTGTAGAACTACAGTAGACTCCAGCAACATCATCAGCTATTACAATAGCTCCATCAGAGTGAGGACCTTGATTAAAAGCTCTAACTAACTCTTTGCACGCTTCAAACTCATCAGCTCCAGTATGTAACGTTATTGAATCAACATCTGCTTCTGCGTCAAAAGTTATAACAATTGAACCAGTACTCCCGTTTATATCTTTTAATCTAGATAAAGGTAACATAGCCATGTCATTATCAGCGTTGTTAAAAATTAACATTTTTTCATTGTCATTCATAATTCTTTTTTTTAATAATTAATAATTGCTTACGAATTTAGGTTTAAAGTTTAAGGGTTAAGGTTTGTGCTTATTTAGTATTAAAAGAAACGGTTATGATAACCGCTTCTCTATATTAGTATATACTTCCATACCTTCGTCAGTTTTAAACCACTGTGCAAGTGCGGAGTATGGGTGTTCGTCAAACGGAACTGTCATAAGTTTTCTGTCGTTAGATCCCCACATAAAGTGTCTTTGATCTGATGATAACTTTATAATGTTTAGTTCAGTTGCTTTAATACCAAAGTTCCTTAGTTGTACATTATCGTCATTAACTAACTCTAAGAACAAACTAGGATTTCTTTTAGCATATAATAATAAATCTCTTTTAAGTTCCTTAGAACTCATCTCTGATACCTTAGAACCAAGCTCTACACGCATAACAGCTTCAGCCATATCTATATCTAAGTTCATCGCGGCTGACATAGCTTTGAATTCCAACTCTAGTACTTCCACTTCGTTTGCAGCTATCTTTTGAGGCTTTAATTCTCCGTATATCTTATCCTTCATAGGGTGATACAGCGATAATAACTTCTGTAATGTAACCTTGTTTTTAGGTACATGTAACACTCCTTGCCTAAAAGTAATATGGGCTAACCTTTGATCTCCTTTCATCTCATCGACAAAAACAGTTCTTTGATTCTCAGTATATTTTAACTCTCTCTCGTACCCTAGCTCCTCATCGAACCAGTATATGTTCGCGGCTTTTATAGTTTTACTTAGCGGCGTTTTACCGTGAGATAGTACATAAGTCCTGTCTTTAATCTCCCACTTAGGTTCAGTGGGTTTAGCCGGTTTTTTTGAGACCTCCACTTTAGGTATTTCAACGGTTGGTTGTTCCATTACTTCAACCACCTCTTGTTCAACCACAGCTTCTTTTACCGCGGCTTTTTTTACTTGCTTCTTAGCCATAATATAATATAATAAAAATTTAAAAAAAATAAGGTGGGGCCGAAGCCCCAACCCTACACTAGTTTAACAACATAAAGTTATTAGCACCTTGAACCACTAAACATCTTTCTGATAAGAAGTTTACAGTCATAGCATCTAAGTCAGATGTAACAGCTCCAACAGAACCTGTAACCCAAGTTTTCAACTTACGTGACTCAGTTTGAGAAGCTCTATAACGAACGTGTAAGAACGGACGTTTTAGGTTTTTCCCTAAGTTTTGGTCGTATACTGAAGATACACCAGCTGGTATAACAACACCACGAACAGCATCGGACGAGGCTGAAGCATTAATACCACCACGAGTAGCTAAGTCATTTAAGTACTTCCAGTCAGATTTGTAGAAGTCATAAGAACCTCTTCTGAAACCAGAGAAACCTAAGTTTAAAGCCATATCTTGGTCGTTGTTGAATACTCCGTAAGAAGTACCACCAGCTCCGTAAGAATTCATTGAAGCTAACATATCATCAATTGCAAGAGCTGTAGCTCTGTCTACAAATAACATATTTTCCTCGATAGCACCGTTCTTATCGAACTCAGCTAAGATAGCGTCGAATTCAGCTAAATCAGTGGCAGCATTAACACCAGTGATACCAGAAGCTTGATGACCTCTATCTTCAATAGCCGCGAATAAACCTTCAGTACCTGCAGAACCAGCACCACCATCGGTAGGTAATGCAATAACAGAAGCAGCAGCAACTTTCTCAGATTCAATCATACTCATTTCTAAGTAATCTCCGAACCTAGCTCTTGTGTCACCCGAAGCTTTTAAGTACCAGTAGTAACCGTTTTGTCCTTCTTCACCAGAAACTTCAACCCAACCTACTTGAGCCACATCAGATCCTGATACCTCGTACATATCTTTCAATATGATAGGCTTGTTAGTGAAAGTAGTGAACGAAGGCTCGTTAGATCTACCACCAACATAGCTAGTACCTTTAGCGTTTTCAGAACCGAACACTAAAATTCTACAATCATCATCACCATCCACGTATGACAAGTTTGTCATGTGCGCAGCACCATAAGGTTGAACTGTAATAGTTGCACTACCAGCACCGGCGGCGCTTACACGAGCTGTTACAGTAGCTCCTGAACCACCTGAAATTAACACTTGGTCACCAACCCTAATACCGTGGTCTGTAGTACGAGCATTACCATCAATATCATAAGTGATATCAATAGTACTAGATGCCACAGCGTTCATAGCACATTTATAAGAAAGGTGTAATCTACCTTGTTCTGACCAAATAACTTGATCAGCCGACATAGCTTCTTCCGCACCAACTTGTCCTAAGAAACCTGAGATAGTTCTCTGTCCGAAAACTTCAGCTTCCTTTTCCATCAAGTCAGGTAAATATTGCTGTGCCCACCCGTTGTCTTGGATGTCTAAATAATTCTCAGATGTGACAGCTTGTACAGCTGCAGCACGGCTCTGAGACCCTGGAGTAATTGCCATAATTCTTTAATTTAAAGTTTTAATTATTTCTTTTTCCTAATTTTGAATTTGAAATCATTTGAGTCCTCTCCTAACACTCTAACTTTCATACCACTAGCATGCTCACTTCCGTGAGTTCCCCTAGGGTTAACGTTGATGTTTTTACCTTTAGCTACAGTATCCTTGATCGCATCTGCTTTTCCTTGCTCATAAAAATGTTGAGCCACAGCGTCAGCGTTCATTGCTGTAAATAAAGACTTGTGATAACCTTTAGCATCACTCATCTGATTGTTCTTATCCAAAAACTTTTGGACAAAATTGTTGAGGTCACTTTGGTTAGCTTTAACATCATTCTTGTTTTTAACATTAAACCTGTACTTCTTATCTCCAACGTTGTAGTCAAAACCTTTGAACTTGTCGTTGAATAGATTGTCAGTTTTTTGTTGAAAAACTTGTTTGTTAGATTCTGTTAGTTTCTGAGTCTCTTCAGATTCCTTGTTGTAACGATTGAAGAAATCAATAGCACCTTGTTGTTCGCTCGTAAGCTTACTACCTGCTTTGATGTCTTCGTAATATTTAGACTTTTGCCCGTCTAGGTAGGCTTTCGCTTCAGCAACTTGCTCTTTCAAAGCGATTTTCTTTGATCTTATTGTACGCTCATCATCCATATCCTCATCAAAACCGTACTTGTCTTCCAACAAGAAGTTTCTCTCTTCAGCGGATAAATGAGATTTAGTTTTCTTATAGTACTCGTCGAGAATTTCAGAGTCATCTAGTTTAGATATGTCTCTATTTAAACTTACGTAATCGTTTAAATCTCCGCCAGTGTCCTCCATGAAGTCCACTAGTTTTTGGATATTCTCTGGTAAAGGTTTTCCTGTGGCTTGTGCTTCAGCTATTACCTCTTCAACTTGCTCTTCTACTTCTTCAACTTCTTCGTCGGTAATTTCTTCTAGTACAGTGTCCTCTACTTCTGTAACTACCTCTACCTCAGCTTCTCTTAAAACTTCTTCAACTTGCTCTTCAGAAACCTCCACTACTTCCTCTTCCACCTTTTGAACTGGTGGTTTGCTTAAGTCTACTTTGACAACGCTATCATCTCCAGCGCTTTCAAATTTTGGTCCGTCCACAATCTCTTCGACTGCAGAACCTTCTTGTTCTTCTGCCATAATAAAATATTATAAAATTAAAAACTATCGAGGGTTGAACTTATCTAATCCGAGTCCACCTCCTGTTATATCATTACCTGATGATTCAAACTTTTTAAGTGATTCACCCCTTTTTATTGCTTGCTGATTCTCAGCTTGTTTGTCTTGACGTTGATCTTTCCTATCTTCTCTCTTGTCATCTCTCTTGTCAATGGTTTCATTTTCCATATTTCTAAGCTGTAGGTTTATCTGCAACTCATGGTCCATTAATTCCTTCTTGATTATAGCCTCTTGCTTAAGATATTCTATCTTCAACTGATTCTTTTCTTGTTCTAGTTGAGATTCAATCTGAGCCTTAGCTTGCTCTTTTTGTGTTTCAGCTTGAGCCGCTGCTTGTTGAGCTTGTTGGTTAGCTTGAGATTGAGCTTGGATATTCTCTTGTTGCATCTTCTGATCTCTCTCAAGTTTCTTTTTCCTCTTAATCTTGAGGAGTTGATTTGCTAACTTAACGTTTCTAACGTCCCTCAAGTCTATAGCATCGTCTAAATCTATTAACTTCTGACCTAAAGCTACTTGAATATTATTCTCTAGTATTTGCTTCTCTTCATCGTCAGGCATTAATTCTATGAATATACCGAAATCGTACAAGTGCAATTCATTCATCTCCTCTAGCGTAGCAACATTATGAGCCCCTATAGATTGTATGAATGCTTCCTTAGTGGGTGAGTACTCTATGATGTCAGAAATTCTTAAAGATAAAGCTTCAGCGGTTTCAGATGTTAGTAACAACATAGACTGCAGTATATGTCTAGTAGCGGTATTCGAGTTTGCAGCTGCTAGTTTTTGTATACCAACTAAAGCATTCTTATCTGGTGTTGATGCATCTCTAGCTTCGTTAAGCCCGGTGACATCACGGATCATTTGTAAGTAGTAGTTGTAAGTTTGTATCAAACTCTGGAGCTTATTACTACCAGCTCCATTCTGTATTTGTTGGATTGGTACTTTACCAGGGTTCATATCCCCTTCAGAAGTAAAACTTCTACCAATAACAGAACCTGTCTGGAAGAACATATTTAGAGCTTCTTGTGGAGAATAGTTTGTGCCATTACCTAAATCTATCTCAGCTAATCCATCGGCATCTAAATAAACACCATCTGGAACCATACGAGACAGAACTTGCTGTAGCTTCAAGTGGGTTAACTGGATCATATCAGCGAACCCAGTTATTCTACTAACTATAGATTCTATCTTACCGTTGTACATCCTAGGCGCAACGATACTGTAATTCATTTTAACTTTATCAAAGTTGGACTTACTACGTAGCATATTTTCAGCCATCTCCCACTTTAACAGTTTATCAGTTCCTAATACTAGTACACCTTCGTATAAACACTCCATAACTCTTTCAAGCTTGGAAAAGTTACCATCCATATCTACTGGCGGATTGAAAGTATCGTCTTTCTCAATAACCTTATCGGCACCTGACCCAGTTTCTTTTACCTTGTATGTGTTATTCTTATGCGTTTTATAGTTAAAATATAATACACTAATCTTGTTCTTATCACTAGTATGCTTGTCAACAAGCCTAGCGACACTACTAGTACCTTCCACTATTTCGTAAATCTCAGATTCAGAAAGATTAGGAAATTCTTTAACCAACTCGTTAATTGGAATTTCTTTAACTTCGCCAACGTAATATATATCTTCAAAATAAGGAGACTCAGTATACGAGTAAACTAGGTTGGCTGGGTCTACGTACTGAATCTTAGCCCCTTCACTCCAATCAAATGTAGTTTTTGTGGCACCTATACCTATAGTTGTTAAATCATATATAGTCCTTCTTTTTATAAGATCAAACTTACTACCTTCCATTAAGACATTGATAGCTTGCTCTTCAGCTAACTCAACGGCTTGTTTGTAGTCGAGTTGCATGTGTAATGCTAGCTCCTCTTCTGTGTCTGGTAGAGTTTCCTTATCATTCTCGTAGAGATTCATATTGAAATTCTGCTGAGCTACATCATTGAACTCTTTAGACTGCATATCCCTAAGCATAGATTCCATATACTCAGTTCTCTCACTAACACCATACGGGTCCTGAGAGTAGGCTTTAACATCGTATGTTCGTTGTGCCATACCGTTCACCACAATATCAACAAACTTCGGCACGATAGGTACGGGCTTCCAGTCTAGATTTAAGTAGCTTAAGTCACCGTTTATAGATAACTCATTCTTATACTTTTGTATAGGTTGCTCCCCTCTTGCATACAATCTTAACTTGTGGAAGTTATTCATATTGCCACTGTACTTAGATGTAGCTCCAGAGAACCACTCGTGTTCAATAGCCCTAGCTACTTTTAACCCATACTCTTGAGTCATCTTCTCTAAGTCACTAACTGCTTGCGAAGGAAAATTCTTTATAACAGACTCTGCCATAATTTACTTTTTTATTATTGTTGAATTAAATCCGGTGTTAGTATATCTAGATATGTTTATATCTAATGGCTGCTTCTTTGCTTCAGGGTTTGGCCGGTACATATGTCTATTACAAGCCATGATAGCTAAACCAGAACTTATGGCAGCATCATACTTGGTTCTCTTATTTATATTAAATTTACTCCAGTCACTCAGCGTTTCATTGAAATATACAGTACCATAAGTACCATCTTCCAAGTGACCAACGTGATCATTAATATACATTTCAATAGCTGCAGCGTGGGCTTGTTTTATATCTTCACTGGAGTTAGGCATACCACCTACTTCTCTTTCAGCTACAGATAATTTATTCCAAGCTTTGTCAGGTCTATTCATACTGAAACCTCTATAACCTCTCCTACGTAAATAGTACAATAGACGAGGTTTGTTGTTCTCAGCGAGTATTGGCATCCCATAAAAAACAAGTGCCATTAGAACATCTTCAAAAAAGATCTCAGCAGTTTGAGGTCTAGCTATATATTCTAGAAAGAAAGTATTAGCTGGAGCATCTTCCATGCTAAACTTGGTTAATCCATGTAGTGCTCCTTTAGAGCCTTTACCGTCAACAGTACCGCTGATGTCATAGCTATCACAACCAAACGCACCAACGTGCTCGTTTCCAGGGTATTTAATTCCATTCTTTAGTATAACATTATTTTGCATCCCCCTGTTGGGAACCCAACTTACTTTAAATCTACCATTAGGGTCCGGGTTAAAAGTAACCCTAGTGTCCTTAACTCCATTCTCCCATTGGAAGTTACCGGTTGTTAAGACCGAAGAGTTCCTATTACCCTCATTGTAATCTATCTGCTCGTATATTTTTATAAGATTAAACAAACTATTCTTTGTCTCATCTCTAAATGCGTGTTCTTCAGTCCTTGGGAATTGTCTGTAGAATTCATTTAAACCATCTTGGTCGTCTCTCAGACCTTCAGCTTCATTCTCCCAGTAATCAACAACACCAATATCTATTAGTTCACCATGTGGTCCGTATACATCATCACTTGGATTGTCAAAGACTGGAACTCCGAACTGGTCAATAAATCCTTCATAGTTCCATTCCATTGGGATAAACAAAGAATATAAACCAGACTTTGTTTGTCCATTCCTATTTCGCTTAGTAACATCTGAGTCTCCATACAGTTTCTTAAAGTTATCACCACCTTTGTCTAGTGCATTAGAGGTTGACCCCATCATACACTTACCAACTATTCTACCACCTAACCTCAAACAGGTTTTAGTAACCCTCCAGTTGTTGAGGATATTATCGGGTCTCTCCCACTTACCGCTCTCATCGTGGACTAATAGAGAAAGCTTTTCCCCATCGTAACTGTTATCACCAGTGTTCTTCCAGTCAATAGTAGTATCAAGACCTTCCATATCGTCTTGTTCTTCGTGAACCCCCATCTTTCTACGGGTGAACTTCTTAGCTGGAATACGATAGGCTAGCTCTGACTTCGGGCGATCCATACCATCTTGGATTGGTTTGAAGAAGAAAGGATAATTAATACTTATTGGTACTATTTTATCTGTAAACATTTTCTTCGCATCACCACCACTCTTGGATAACACCCCAAATCTACTATCACTTGCTAGAGTGGCTAAGTTAACGGTTTCAGCCGAACTCATGAAAGAAAAACCTGAACGTCTATTCTTTAGATAACACATACCATAACAACGTTGATCTGCTTTACAGGCCTCCCAAAATATAAAGAAAAGCCTATTGGCTTCTCTAAAGTCTGGAGCTCCAACATCTATCTTGCTCCACTGTAGGTACATATAGTAACTACCGGGAATCCAAGTTGGGTTTCCATTATTCATAAACCAGAAACCACTTTCTCTTCTCTTAAATTCCTCGTCTATGTATTTATAATGTAATTCTTTAAATTCTTTAGGGTAAGTGTCCCAATCGAATCTAGTTTTAATTTTACCGAAAGCTGAGTTAGCTTCAAACCTTCTCCACTTCTGCTCACCCTTCTTACTTGAACAGCTAAAGACCTCTTTAGGTACTTTGGGTAGAGCTATCTTTAAACCTTGTATCTCTACTATCTCTCCTATCTGACCAGACTTAGACACAACGACTATATCGCTTTCCTTGTCATAGCCATACTTCCACTTCTTACCCTTGTTCAATCTCTTGATAGTGGTAAGCTTAACCGGTTCTATTATTTTATAGAGTGACTGCTCGTACATTATTTACTCCTCCCTTCTGCGAACCCTTGGAACTTAGGTTTATCTAAATCTTGTTTTGATTTCTCTAGATCTCTAATAACCCGCTCTTCTTCTTCGATTCGGTTTAGTATTTCAAAGGCATCGAAGATAGCAAGCTTCTTAGTGGCTGCAGCATTTTTAAGCCTATCTGCTGATATATCATCGTCAGAGTCAACAATAGCCTCCTTGGCTACTTTAATTAGTTCTTCAACCGCTTTATGCCCAGCTTGGATTATACTCTTCTTCGTCTCCTTTATATTCATATTCAATCGTAATAAAACTGTTCATAACTCTGTACAATCTCTCTCCATCTACAACAAACTCAAATTCACTACTTGGTCTAAACCCCACCAATTGTGTGGGTAAAAATCTACCATCAGAGTACTTGACTATACCAACTAGGGGTTGTTCGGGGTTTGAGGAGAAGGTATCTTTATTTTTCAGTGGCTTTACAAAAGTGAAACCACTAATACATTCCCATGATAGACCTTTATACATGTATATTTGATCAGGTGATGCTAAGTACTCTCCTTCATTTAAGAAACCTCTACTATTCTTCTCTACACCTTTAACATTATGCCACCTTCTAAATATATTGTGGTGAACTATAATCTCCTGACCTTCTTGTAAGTTATGTACATTATCAACAGGAGTAGAGACAACAACAGCTTTACGGTTAATATGTTCATGGTTAAAAATCTCTGTGTTTAATATTAAGCTCTTACCGTCTCCTACTTCTACAGTATTATTATACCTTTCACCTAAAGGCTTTATTATATAATCATATAAAGGCTTCATTAGTATTCTAGGTCATATTCCACTGATATAGCCATATTCTTGTTAAAGTCTTTCCAAGGTATAACTACATCCTTCTTTCGTATATAAATAGAGTACTTAGTCTCTTCCTCTAGTATATCACATATCGTATGACCACCATAAACGTTCTGACCAACAGCGTAATGCATAGCATCATTCTTATAGTCTTTACCTATGGTGATTTTTCTAATTACGTGACTATCCATTATTAGGGTAGTTAATTGTACCATCAGCCAAGTCTACATCAAAAGTACCATACTCCTTGCTGAAGGTGTTCTGTAACTCAATAATCTTAGACTGCATACTAGCTTGTTGATGAAGCAGCTCATGCTTCTGAGCTTCTAATGCACCCACTCGGAACTGGATAGCGTTGTTATCATTAACTACAGACTGTAAGTCTTTTAACTGCTCTTCAGTAATCTTCTCTGCTTTTGGTTTTAAATCAACCATTTCTTCTTTTGCCATAATTTAATTTAATTTACTTTTTTTGTTTTCTCTAGTGAACGTCCTCCGAAGTAGGCTCCAATCACTGTTATTAATACTAATTGTAATAGATCAGTCCACTTAGCCTCTACATTGAAAGATATAGCTCCAGCATCAATGAATATCATTAATACCGTTGATACAACTAGAAATATCAATACTAGTGGGCGAACATTCTTACTAAGCCACGAGTCAGAAGCCATATCCGACTTCCAACGATCTGTAACCTGTTTTTCCATGTCTCTCTCATACTCAGAGATCAGCTCCTTAATCTTTAGCTCCGCGGCGAGTTTCTCTTCCTTAGAGGTTGTTAAATCGTCTAAGACACCACCTAACCCCTTAACTAACTCTGTAGCTCCAGTTGAAAATATCTTCTTTAGTATACTCATCTATCTTTATCTTTAATCATGTCATCTATAGATTTATTCATAACTTTATCTGTATATGACTTATTATTGTAGTAGGGGCTAGTTATTGATGTAGGTATATCTTCTTCACCTAGGAGAATTCTATATATCCTACTTATAAGATGATTACATTTAAACGATGTTTTGTAAACTGTGTACTTTATCGTCGTCCTGTTTCTCTGTCTCCAAACATCTATCCATCCAGCTTTCCTCAACCTCTCCCACCGGTGTTTATCCCAAGTGTAAGCGTACACTCCGTTGATGAAGTCATCTCTAGTAAATCTATTTAAACAATTCAAATATATCAACAACTCTAAGTCAGCGTCTTTTATATCGTTAGCTTTGCACGCCCATTTCCGAACCAGTCTATAGTACTTGAGGAAATGAGAGTCTTTAAGATCTTGAGCTGTTATGTTCCTAATCATTCTGCAAGGACTACATCTCTAAGCTTAATAACTTTATATAGTAAGTTGTCATAAGTTATATCGTGACCTGCGTGCTGGTCATACATAACTACAGAACCTTCCTTGATTAACTCAGCTAAGTTACCTACAGAAACTACTTTAGCTTTCTTGTACCTATTATCCGTGTCTGTATCGTCGGTAAGTAAAAGACCACCTGAGGTCTTCCTCTCCTCTTTAATTGGTTCTACAACTATATAATCATTAACTGCTTTCATTTACTCTGATATTTGAGATTACACAATCAGCGGACATTATAGTAAGTGCTACAGATACTGCATTCTTCAGAGCAGTCTTCGTTACTAGCACTGGGTCTACAATACCAGCTGCAACCATATCAACACACTCACCAGTCACCACATTGATACCCGTGCCAACAGCACCGTCAGTGGCTAACATGCTTAACCCAGCGTTGTCTAATATAGTATTATACGGAGCTTTAATAGCTTGGAGTAATACATCTCCGGCTTGTCCGGAGAGAATTTTTTGAGAAGCATCAAGGAGGGCAACTCCACCCCCTGAGACCACCCCTTCTTTCAGTGCGGCCTTCGTAGCATAGATGGCATCTTCCACTCTATCTTTCTTTTCTTTAAGTTCTACCTTGGAATCAGCCCCAACCTTCACAACACCTACACTACCTGATAAAGTAGCTAACCTCTGCTCAAGCTTCTTCTTAATGAAACCATTTTTCTCCTCAGTAATCTTAGCTTTAACCTCCACTATTCTTTCTAATACAGCGTTACTAGTACCTTCAAGAGTGATTGTGGTATTCTTATCATCTGTTACAGAGAATTCAACCTCACCTAAATGCTCAGGTGTTATAAGGTCTAGATCATCTCCTAATTCTTCGTTAATAACTGTAGAACCTGTTAGAATAGACAGGTCTTCTATAGCGTCCATACGTGTAGGACCGAAACCAGGTGGGTCTACAATGTTTACTTTAATATTACCCTTAACCTTATTCATTAATAATGCCGATTTAACCTGCTGTGCTACTGGAGCTACAATAAGTAATGAGCGGTTATTCTTAATAACATGTTCTAATATCCCTTGAATTTTACGAATGTTAGGGATTTCAGAGGAAACAGTTAAAACGAGTGGGTTATCTAACTCACATAAGTGTTTCTCAGTGTTAGTAATGAAGTGTGGAGAGGTTAAACCGCAATCTATCTGCGCACCATCCACTACTTCTACGTAAGTATCCTCGGAATCACTCTCTTCTAGTAAAACAACACCGTGTTTCCCCACTTTTTCGTAGGCCTCGGCGATAATTGCCCCTAATTCCTCGTCATTATTGCAAGAAATAGCGGCAACAGCTTTAAGCATATCACCTTCTACCTCTATAGCCGTAGAATCTAGGTATTCCATCACCTCTTCTAGGCATTGGTTCACTCCATCTTTAATTTTTCTGATTGAAACGTCTGCAGCGACGGCAGTACGTATGGAATCGATCAAGGCTTCTACCAGAACGGTAGCGGTAGTTGTACCGTCACCAGCCTCTTTCACTGTATTTCTAGCTGCTTCCTTAACTAGGGTAGCACCCATATTCTCAACCGGATCAAATAAGACTACGCTTTCTGCAACGGTTACACCGTCTTTTGTTATGACCGGTTTGCCTCTTCCATCTTCGTAAATAACGCATTTTCCCGATGCGCCCAATGTGGATTTCACGGCTTTTGCTAGCTTATTAACGCCAGCTATTACTCTATTCTCAGCTTCTCGGCCAAAGTTTAAGTCTTTGACCAATTCGCTTGGTAAGTTGTACTCCATAATGTATTGAATTGAATTTAATTAAATTGTATAATGCTTAAGAGTCGAAGGTTTTGACTACTTTCGGTCCACCAAGGAATTCCAGTTTTTTACCAAAGTGTTCGACACTGCCATCGATAGCAGCCTCAGCTCCATCGAGAGTTTCTCTACGAGTGATGTCGACCCATTTGTCTTGGTCGTTTGGGTTGTTGACTTCTGTTTGGTAGTACCCATTAGGTAGTTGTGTTATTCTCCAGTTCTTTTTATCAGCTAAGTGCTTCCACTCGTTGATCTTCTCTTCCGATACATTCGGTTTTCCAGTATTTAGTGTACTGGTTTTGTAATAATAATAGGTCATGTGTTTGATTTTGGTTTGTATTTGTCTTACTCCATTATAATCACATCGTTATAGAATTATTTACAGTGTGACATCAGCTAGTTACTCCCTATCTCTAATAACCTATCTCTACTAATAGATATTACTCTAGTAATATCCTTAGGTAAAGGGAAAAGTGTGACACTAGCCTGTTACTAGTACCCTTATATAGGCTAATGTCACAAAAAATATCGTTATAAATTTTGGGGTTAGGTGTAGCCCCCCTCCCCCTACCCCGGCCCCGCCTCTACCAAAACCCAATCATTTACCCCACCCCCACCACACCCATTTCATTTTATATATACCTTTTCATATATTTAATATTCTATATATTTATTATATATATTTATACAAAGTAAATACGACTATATTTGGATAATATATATGTAGAACGAATAAACGATTTCTACTTAACTTTTAAATACTTTTATTATGTCAAATTCAAATCAAATCACCACTAAGCGTTTCGTAATTCGCAAGTCATTAATTGGTACAAATACCATTATCACCTTCATGAATAAGAAGGGTAAGAGCGTGTCGTATAATCACGATACAGTGTATAACACTCATAAGAGTCGTTTCGAATCGATGA